TTGCTGGCTGTAATAGTAATAGTGGCTTGTCCGCCTGTGCCTGACCAATTGCTAACGGTGACCTTACGAATAGCACCAGTTGGCAATCCAGTTGAAGCAACGGTGTATGTCACTTCAGGTGTTGAACTTGTGATTGACATTGTCCAGTCTGTTGCTGGCAATCCTCCTTCATACACATAGATGGTAGATGTTCCACCATTATAGTTTGAAATAAGACCTTGGTAATCTGCTGGGAAGTTATGAACTTCATTTGTCAATACCATTTGTGCGGCAGCATCACGACCGGCTCTTACAACTTGAATCGCAAAGTCACGATCCACTGATGGATAACCTGTTCGGCTGGCTGTAATAGTAATGACATCACGACGCACTAAAGCACTTGAACTCAATGATGGAACACTGGTCACGGTTAATGTAGCACCTGACATACTAAAACTTGGACTACCTGATTTGGTGTTGGCACTAAATGACCAGTTTGCTGTATCATCGGTGCTGCCAACAAACATACTGACATTTACAGCAATTGGGAATTGTCCAGCAATGATTGAGTTGTTGGTTGCGGCACCAACGGTCACTACTTCATTGTCTAAACTTAATGTAAAGGCATCACTACCACTTTGTAATCTACCGATTGTGTAGTCATCAGTATAAGTGACACCCAAGTATGAACACTTGGCTCTAATAACCAGTGTGTCACGACCACCATAGTTTGTTTTAGATATGCTTGGTGTCAAACTACCAGCAGTAAAGAACAAGAACTGATTTATACTTGGGTTTGGTGTTCCTGTTTGTTGAACTTCAATACCATCAATCACAGCAAAGAAATTAACCGTCTGTCCTGTTGGGATATTGACTCTTGAGGCTGTGAGTGTAATGCTGGATGGAGTCAAGCCCGCACCAGTATTTGGATCAGCACCTTGGGCTAATACAAAGAATTGGTTTGTGGCACTTAACTTAATGGCTCTTGCGGAACCTGTAATACCTTGGCGTTGTTTTGTGATTGAAAATACCTTAACAACGGTCTGGCTACCATATGTGGCACTAACGGTAATTGAGGCTGCGTCTGCGGTAATGCCTGTAAAAGATACAACACCCAAACTTGTAATAGCCGCACCAGTCACACCTGAACTTGACACAACGGTGAAGTCTGTGGCTGCGGCACTTACATCAGTGGCACCTTGAATAATCTTTAGTGTTGAAGTAATGCCTGTCAATGAGCCAATAACAACACCAGACTCATCACACGGAACACTGGCAGTTTCATTGGTTAGATAACCAGCAATAGTATCACTACCCTCACGGACTCGTTGAATGGATGTCGAATCAGTAAATGTTGTTGAAGCATAAGTGGTAGTTGCTGTGATTGTAGCACTACGAACACTTTCACTTGTTGTTAGCAAATCACGAATTTGTGCGGCTGTAAGAGTCAATACACTACCAGTGCCAAGACTTACTGGAGTGGAACCACCTTCACGCAAGCCAGTCCAAGTAATAGTGACACCAGGCAAGTTGATTGCTTCAGCATAGTAAGAAACAGATGCTGGTTGGTGTGTGGCAGTATTAGACACACTACCATTTTTAGCAATAGTAATGATTGGGCTGGTTGATGTCACACGCAATAATCTTGCTGTGCTACCATCTTGACCATTGGCACCTGTAGCACCACGGCGTTGTTTGACTACTACAAATGTCTTATAGATACTTGCCGCACCTGATTTGGCTGCTTTAACGGTCACAGAAGCAAGATCAGCACTTACAGAAGCCAATGTAATCTTACCATAGTTGCTGCCACTTGTAGTGTTAATGTTGGCATCACAGCCTGTTTCACTATCAATGGTTAAAGTATAATCCTCACTGACATTATCACTACCAGCATAGATAAACATTTGACTTGAGATAGCAGACAAGTCTGTGGATTCATAAGTGCCATCTGCGGCTGCTGGCAATGCCGCAACTTCATTGCTTAGGAAACTTGTAATACCAGTGACACCATCAGCACCTTCACGCAGACGCACAATAGTCTGTTCATCAAAATATGTTGTGCCACCATAATCAACTTCTGCGTGAATAACAACATAATCACGATTGCCAAAGTTGCTATTGGTTAGAGTAGCAGTGGCACCTGAAGTGTTAAGTGTAATTGGGTTATTGCTGGCATCGTGAGCACTCCAAGTGACCGTGCCAGTTGGAATGTTGTTGAGTTGAGCAGTTAGATTAATTGTGGCTGGCAAGTAAGCAGTGGTGTTGCCATCTGTTTCGCCTTTAAGCCTTGTAAAATAATTGGAACTTGTAATCAACTTCAAACTACGGCTGGCTGAACCATCGGCACCTGCTCGCAGTTGTGTTGCCAATACTCGTGTTGTGCCTAAATCAGTAAATTCACCTGTTGAGTTCTTATATCGAACGGTGACAATTAAACTTTCTTGTAGTGCGTTTAAGTCGTTAATTGTCCATACTACCTTGTCATTGATGGTGTCATATGTTGGTGACGACAAATCCAAGTTAGTATTATTATAAGTGATGTTGGTCACACGCCAAGTATTATTGGCTTGAGTTTCATCGGTTGTAGCATCACTTAAATTAAGTCGAGTTGTGCCTACACGCAATACCAACTCGGCTGTCTGACCTGTTGTTGGGTTATCACCATTGGCATCAGTTGGAACAACAATAGTCGGTGGGCTCCATTCAAATGCCGCCGCCAATGCGGATTCATTTAAGATAACACCTGGTTGCCAATCAACGCCACTGGATGCTAAACTCAATGGAGTTGTCAATGAACCTACCTTGGCACGAACCTTAAAGAAGTATTGACCTTCGGGCAATCCAGTGACCAGCAAATCGTGAGTTGAGCCGGGTTGGAACGCACCAGCACCTGGTTTGATTGTAGCATAGTAATTGTAAGTGCCGCCGGCTGTTGTTGTGCTCATAAAGAATTCTAAAGTATCATAGATTCTATTGTCTGGAACAATGGCACGAACAGCAAAACTTGGAATAGTAGCAACTGGATTGTATAAGTCATTAGGGATGGTAGGAGTATCTAATGCTTGTAATTGACCACTGCTTGCTCGTCGTGGAATATCAGTGTTGGCAACTGGTTCAAATTGATCAATACTTTCATCTGTATAAACATCCACATTGTATTCTAACGCAGAGATTTCAACTTGGATTTCAGCATCTTCAGTTTCAATTTCACGAACACGAGTCACACGGAATAGTTTGTCAGACCAACCTAAACTTGCGTTTGTAATAGTGACAACATCACCAGCATCAACTTGTAGTGCTTGGTAGTTGGCACGGAATAAGGCAACGATATCCTCACGGGCTTGTTTTAGTTCTAATAGGCCAATACGAGTTGCTTGAACTTTATTATCAACAAGTTCTAATGTAAGGTTAAGTGTGTTTTCTGGTTCATTGACATTTAACAATTCTGGATTGTCATCAAACAAACTTACACGCACGGTGTGATTCTGTGCTTTGATGGCTGTTTCAGGATAGGTAATAGCCATAGCATTGTAATTGCTGTCAAGGCTGGTTGTGCTTACGGTAATGCCAGAGATAATATTATCATCACTAAACGCAAATGGCTCATAACCCTCGGCCACTGGGCGATTTGGAACTACAATCCACTTACCAACTTTAGGATTCCAAGTTGTCCAAGAACCCGACGCCAAGTTGATCTTGCGAATGTTATCCTTGACATTGCCACCAATGATTAAACCATTGATTGTATATCTTGGACCATTAACATCAGCACCTTCAGTATCACGATAAGTTGTCAATTCAGCACTTACGGCAGCAAGGCTGGCTGGATTAGATTCATTAATACTTGATTCTTGATCAACACGATCCGCAGGGATGCCAGCACCATAACGAGTATTGACCATAAAGTCATACCACACATCACCGGGATTGCTTAATGAGTTGGTCATCTTAAAAGTCATTTGTGGCATTGTAGTATAACCACGATCAGCCGCATACTTGACTTTGACGATTGCGAAATACATACCGCCAAACTTGTTGTCGATAGTAAAGCCTGGCACGATTGAATCTGCTGTGCCGGTGTTGGCACCAAAGATTGGAGTTGTGCGTTCTCTATAAACCCACACATCAATATAACCTGCTGGGTTTGTGTCTGTTGTGCCATCAGCATTAGTAGCACTCACTACCTCGTGACTACCACTAAAGTTAAGTTTCTGTTCTCCCATCCACACTTCATCAACACTTACACTACCAGAGCCGGTGATTTCACTCAACGCATAAATGTAATACATTGTCTGACTATCATTAGAGATACGAGCATCAACAATAACACCTGGCACATAAGCAGAGCCATATAACACTGGAATGCGGTTAT